TTGGGCGTCACCTGCCCTTCTTTTATACGAGGGCAAGTGATGGTTTTGACCAAAACAGCAAACGGGGGAACTCCAGCACTCGGCCATGACGCGTAAACCTAGCAACCTCGAGATCGGCACGGCGCTGAACATCACGCCGCAGCGCGTCAGCGTTCTGAAACGCGAGGGCATGCCGACGGATACGGTCGAAGCCGCCCAGGCATGGCGAGCAGCTCGAGACGTTGCCCGGTCAGCGAAGGCGCCTAAGGCTGCACCAGCCAACCTCGACGACGGGACGCTGGCCGACACGATCAGCGAGCACCGTGCCCTGGTCGGTCGGGCTCGCGGCGTCTGGCTTGCATCGATGGAGGGAGGAGACCCGAACCAGGGGAAGTACCAGACCGCGTACAACCAGAGCCTCAAGACTTTAGTCGCCCTCGAAGAGGAACAAGAGCGACGACTCATCCTGGCTAAGGACTACATCAGCTCGAAGGAAGCGACGGAAGCCATGCGCCAACTGATGGGCGAAGTCGTTAACCGCCTCGACAAGTTAGCGCTCGACGTGGCCGAGGCCTGCAACGGCGAGAACCCAGCCCGGGCCGTGAAGGCGCTTGAGACTTGGGTCCGCAGAACGAAGGCCGACCTATCCGCGAACGATGAACAAGGCTGACCTGCTCCGAGTAGGCCGTGACGTGCTCAAGCCGGCAGACTCGGGCGACGTGGTCCAGTGGCTCGAAGACAACGTGCTCGCCATCCCTGACTCCCCTATGCCCGGGCCGTTCAGGTCGGAGCGGACGCCGTGGATTGCGGAGGCCCTACGCATTGCGGCCGACCCTGAAACGAAGATGCTTACCATCCTCGCCAGCATTCAGTCGGGCAAATCTCTCTTCGCTCGCCTCTTCACCTGCCATATCATCGCCAACGCTCCAGGTCCGACGGCAGTCTTTCAGTCAACCGATGCCGAGGCAAAAGACTTCGCCCTTCGCTACATGCGCCCGGTCTGGAACAACTGCCCGCCGGTGAAGGCCCGCGTATCGGTCGACGACATGGACCGCTCGACGACGACCGACTTCGACCGCATGACGCTGTATTGCCGCGGCCTCTGGAACGAAGCCAACCTTCAGCGACTCTCGCTCCGTTATACAATTGCAGACGAATGCTGGCAATCGCCTCCCGGGCACCTAGCGGAACTGAGCGCTCGAGTGACTGCGTTCGGTTGGATGGGTAAGCGAATCTTCATGAGCCAGGGCGGACGGGCTGGTCAGGAATTCCATCAGCTGCACGAATCCACTGATCAGCGTGACTGGAACTTTCGATGCCCCGTTGAATCTTGTTCGCATCTTCAGCCCTACCTCTGGGAACAGGTTCGCTTTCCAGAAGACGCCAAGCTCACGGGCTCATGGGATTTGCAGAAGGTCAGCGCTGGCACGACTTACGAGTGCGCCGGATGCCAGACCCGCCTGCCCGATACCAACGCCACCCGCATGGAAGCAAACGCTCGCGGCTGCTTTGTGGCTACAGCCTCGGCCGCTAACTCCGGGCACATCGGCCTGCACTGGAACTCGCTCGCGTCGATGAGCTGGGGCGAGCTGGCCGTCATGATGATCAAGGGGAAGGAAGACTATGAGGTCTACGGTAGCGACGACGCTCGTCGCCAATTCAAGCAGAAGAGGCTCGCACTTCCGTGGGCCGAGGAAGGCGGGGAGATCGTGAACATCGCTCAGGCCGCGAACTATAACATGGCCGACGACTGGGATGGCGAGTCAGTCATCACGCCCAAGGGCCGAGTAGTCGACCGCGAAGGAGCGCCAGAAGGTTCGTTTCCTTTCCGCACCGCCGGCATCGACGTGCAACGTGGTCACCTATATTGCGTAGTCCGCCGCTGGAGTCGCACCGGGCACAGCCGCCTGAAGGCCTTCGCCAAGATTGACACCTGGCAGGACGTCGAGGCCTTCGTCAAACTCCACGCCGTGCATCCGGCCCTCGTTATGGTCGATGCCGGAGACCAAGCCCAAGACGTATATCGCCAGACCGCCATGCGTGGCTGGAAGTGCGCAAAGGGTTCGGGCAACGAAGACTTCAGCGTGACGACCAAGGACGGCAAGACGACCCGCCGATTTTATTCCGATAAGCAGACCATCATGGTGCCCGGTCTCCAGACCCGCGCCGTGCTCCTGGTCTGGTCGAACCTTGGGGGCAAGGATCTGATGCACGGGCTCCGCTCACGCCGCGCCTTCAGCTACGCCCTCGACGCTGGGCAAGACTACGTCGACCAAGTCAACGCGGAGGTCCGCGTAAAGGACAGGCGCACGGGCAAGCCCCAGTGGCTGTTGCCCCAGGGCAAGAAGGACAATCACGCTTTCGACTGCGAGCTACTCGGCCTACTGGCCGCCGTCCGCTGGGGCATCGTGGGCAAGGAAACAACCGAAACCGACTTGCCTTCCGCATGAACTCGGGGACACTGAATTCAAGCGGCGGCGCCGATGGTTGCGGGAAGGAAGAGTCTCGTGGCGTGGACATGGGCGCTGCCGCCCCCTATCGTTGCCAATTCACGCAGGTCAAATGGCTCAAGGGTACTTTATTGGCCTCACTGAATGTGAGCTGCTCGACCTCAAGGCGAAAGCGCTGTCTCTGATCATGGACGGAAAAACGCTCATGTCCTACGCAGACTCAGGGTCTTCCGCGACCAAGGCCTTCCCAGGCATGACGCCGAAGGAGGTCTTGAACGAATCCATGGCCGCCCTAAGCCGTCTCGATCCGGGCAAGTATGGTCGCCGAGTGACCATGGTTAACACCCGTTGGGATAACCGCATCGACTAATTTATGCCCCCCCGCAAGAAAGTCCCGACCGTCAGCCTGCGCCCGAAGAAGGGCAAGCCGTCCACCCGCAAGGGTACGCCGGCACCGCAGGCCGCGACTGTATCTCAGGGCCGTTTCAATAACCAGTACAGCGGGAACGAGTGGGGCTCGACCGTCCAGACCTACGCTCGCCGCGTCATCTACGCTCCGCAGCCAGATGACATGCGCCGCGACATGTCCCCATGGGACCGCAACGAGATGGTCAAGAAGTGCCGCTGGGCTGAACGCGAGTCCTCGCTGTTCCGCTCGATTTTGAACGACCTGGTCATCTACGTCTCGGGCGACGGTATCAAGCCGCAGTCCCACGCGACTGACCCAGAGGTTGCCCGCCAGTACGAAGAATACTTCGCCCGCGAATCTAAGCGCATCGACGTCTCCGGCAAGTCCTTTGCCCAGTGCCAGTCAATCCTTGTCCGGGCAATGGTCCGTGACGGTGACGCCTTTGCTATCAAGGTCGTTAACGGTGACCGGGCACAGGTGCAGATCGTTGAGGCCCACCGTTGTGGCGACCCGACCGACACCGACACCCCTTCGGATTGCTGGGACGGCATTGGCTTCGGTAAGTTTAACGAACCGATTTACTATTCTATCTATCAGGCTGACGGTTCCTCCCGCAAGGTCGAGGCCCAGTCTGTCATGCACATCGTCGACATGGAGACGGCCTCGGGCTCCCGCGGCGTTCCAGTGCTTCAGTCTGCGCTCTGCGGGGTCCAGGATGTGAAAGAAATCCTAGACCTCGAGCGGCGTGCAGTGAAGGACAACGGTGACGTGACTCGAGTAATCAAAAAGGGCTCAGGCTTCCTCGATGAAGACGCGGCCTCTGAGATTTCCTCAAGCCACGGATCGGCTGAGAACATCGCAAGCCAGATGGGCGGCAAGGCTATCGTCATGGAAAGTTCTGATTCTTTTGAAAGTTTTGAGTCAAAAAGACCGAACAGCACCTTCGTCGGATTCCTCGCAGCGCTGGAGAAAGACATTTGCTCAATCCTCCCTTACGAATTCGTTAAGGACGTGACCACAGCCGGCGGAGCTGGTGTTCGTTTGGTGACCGCCAAGGCCGCACGGGTCTTCGGTAAATATCAAACCGTACTCATTGAATCCTTCTGTCAGCCGACTTGGGAATACATCATTGCCGACGGTATCGCTAAGGGCGACCTGCCCGACGACCCTAGCTGGTATTCTACTTCGTGGACTACGCCTAAGAGCGTGACGGTCGACGCAGGCCGTGAATCTTCTAGTGACCGTGCAGACCTAGAAATGGGACGCACTTCATTAAGCGAAGACTTCAGCTTGCGCGGCCTAGACTTCAGGACCGAAGTGGCAAAGCGCGCCGACGATATGGCTTACATCTTATCCGAAGCTCAGCGCGTAAAGATTCCTTTCTGGATGCTTTACAAGCCTGGCTTCAACTGGCTGCAGCAAGGTCAGAACAGCAACCAGATTTCTGATCCTGTTGCTAACAACCTTGAAGTTCCGCCTACGCCTGAACCTAACCAACCTTAACAAATAATATGTCCCGCTTCCTATCCCACGGCCTCAAGGGCCGCGAGCCTCTCCTGATTGACCCGGCCAAGGCTCAAGACTTCTCTGTCATGGCCGAGAAGTTCGGCTTCACTGACATGCTCGCCCAGTTCTTCGGCGTGGCCCCTGTGCCCTACGTACAGAACGGAGTCGGCGTCATCCCGATTGCCGGCGTGATCGGAAAGAACCTGAGCCCCATCGAGAAGATGATGGGCGCCGTGGACGTGAACGACATCTCCATGGCCGTCGACCTCTTCGCAGCTGACCCTGCGGTCGAGAAGATTGCCTTCAACATCTCATCCCCTGGTGGCACGGTCACCGGCATCGAGGAACTAGCGAACAAGATTCGCGACCTCGGCAAGCCTACCATGGCTTACACTGACTCCGAGATGGCTTCGGCTGCTTACTGGCTAGGAAGTCAGGCAGATCGGGTGGTCGCCAGTGCCTCATCGACCGTCGGGAGCGTCGGCGTCTACATGGCCGTGCCCGACATGAGTAAACTCTACGAAGACTCTGGCGTCCGCATGGTCGTCATCAAGTCGTCTGGCTCCCCCCTGAAGGGCGCCGGCATCGAGGGCACGTCCCTCTCTGACGAGCAGGTCGCCGACCTCCAGGCTGGCGTCGACTCGATTCACGAAGACTTCAAGGCCGCCATCCGCTCCAAGCGTACGCTGGTCGCCGACTCGGCCCTCCGTGGTCAGGTCTTCTCCGGCAAGCAGGCCGCTGCCCAGGGCTTGGTCACTGGTCTCGCCGACTCCTTCAATAAGGCCTTAGCCTCTTTCTAACATGCCCCGCATCTTCACCGACATCGACGACACCATCCTGAAAGACGGCCAGCCCGTCGAGCGCGTCATCGACTACATCGACGCCCATGGCGAAGAGGTCGTCGTGCTGACCAACCGCGCCGAGCGCGAGCGTGAGAAGACCGTGGCCGACCTCGACGCCATCGGCTTTGAGTACGACGCCCTGATCATGAATGACTCCGGCGCTGAAGCCCCTGCCTTCAAGGCTGGCGTGGTCAAGGCCGAGCTCGATGCCGGACGCCCGGTCGACCTGTTCATCGATAACCGCCAAGACACCCGCGACGCTGTCTCTGCCCTGGGCGTGGAAGTCATGGACCCTGCTGCCATCCCTGAGTTCGTCGAAGAAGAGTACGTCGAAGAGGTTCCCGCGCAGGAATCTCCTGAGGGCACGGTTGCCAATTCTCGCAGGTCTAAGATGACCATCGAAGAGCAACTCGTAACGGCCGCCGCCTCTCTGGCCGGCCTTACTGCCGAACGCGACGACCTCCGCAGCACCGTGGAGAAGATGACCGTCGGCGCTTCTTCCGAACTTGACGCCCTGCGCGTCGAGGCCTCGGTAAAGGAAGCAACCATCGCTTCCCTCACGGAAGCCCTCAAGGTTTGCGAAGCCGAACTTTCTACCTTCAAGGCTAAGGCCACTGAGCTCGAAGCCACCAAGGTGACCGCCTCCAAGGAAGCCGCCAAGATCGTGGCGTCCTTTGGTACCGAACCTGTCGAACTTCCCAAGGGCGACAGCCCCTCGAAGATGAGCAACGCCGACATCAAGTCCGCCTACCTCGCTCTCCCTGCCGGTCAGGCCCGCATCGCGTTCTTCAACGCGCACAAGGCCGCTCTCATTTCTTTCTAACCCTCCCCTAAACACACATACCTATGGCTACTGTTCTCCCGACGGCTCCCGCTATCCTGTCTGACTATATCGTTCAGACGGTCGCTGGAAAGCTGCCTATCCTCAACAACATCTCCGTCAACCTCTCGGCCTCCGTTGGCCGCGCTGGCAAGACCGTCTTCGTCCCGATCATGGGTTCGGGCACGGCTTCGGAATTCAATAAGGCCTCGAACACCCTCGCGGATGTCGACGGCGCCACGATGACCAACTCCTCGGTCACCCTCAAGCACTTCAAGTACGTCGACGAGTTCAGCCCCCTGGACATCCAGGAGTTCGGCATGCAGTACCTCATCAACGCTTACGCGAAGACCGCCGCTCAGGCCATCGTCGACAAGTGCTGGGAAGAAATCGGCGCCGTCTTCACGACCGCCAACTTCGCCACGGAAGAAATCGTTACCGTCAACGACTTCGGCTATGATGACGTGGTGAACGCTCAGTTCCTCCTCGACTCCGCCAAGGCTGGTCAGCCTCGCTCCTTCCTCGTCGGCAACGGCTACCTGAAGGCCCTCCGCAATTCCGCCTCCCTCGTCAGCTCCCTCAACCCGAGCGCCAACACCGTTGTCACCACCGGCAACGTCGGTCAGGTCGCCGGCATGGACATCTATCAGTGGAACCAGATCCCGAACGTCGAGAATCTCGCAGGCGTGGCCATGGGCCCCGATTCCTTGCTGGTCGCCACTGGGGTGCCGATGGCTGAAATCGCCGGCTTCACCTCCAGCGTCGCCACCGCCGAGTCCGGCCTGTCGATTCAGGTTCTCGTCGGTCAGGCTGAAACGGGCAACATCCGTTGCATCGCTCAGATCCTCATCGGCGCGAACAAGGGCCGCGGTACCTCGGCAGTTCGCTACGTCACCGCTGCCTAATCGGTCTGACGTTCAAATCAAGGGGCTCCGCAAGGGGCCCTTTTTTTGTGCCTGTTTGCCAATGGTCGCAGGTTTAGAATGAGCCTCTTTGCTGAATTCCTCCCTGACGCGAAGGAGATGGTGGCCGACTTCCCTGTGGCCGGCACGGCTAACTCTGGGGCCATCACCTTCTCTTGCCTCATCTCCGACCCGGCAATGCAGACCGTCCTCGAATCTGGGGGCTACATGGAGCGGACCCAGTACTCTGTCAGGCTCCCCGCCGCAACGGCCTCCTGGAGCCTCCCAGACGGCTCTACGGGGGCATCCACGGCCATCATCAGCGGAGGCCTCCCCATCGCCAGCCTAGGCCAGGGGAAGAAGATTGTCGTCGGCGGGAAGACCGTGCGCATTATCACCCAGACTTACAAGCCCGCGTCAGCCTGGGTGACCCTGATCGTCATCGACGACAACCAGTAATGCCGGCCAAGGTCTCCATCGAGCCGAAGTCTTTACAGCAGTTCGTCGACGCCTGCCGCCAGTTCGCCGCGGGCATGAAGATCACCATGCGCGACGCCGTGCTCGAGCAGGCCATGCTCGCCTGTCAGGACGCGGCCAAGTTTACACCCCCCCTCCCCCTAGGCGGCGGCGACGGCCTGAGCCCCGCAGCTAAGAAGGCTGGCCTCAACGCCGTGGCCGGGGACATCTCCAAAATCTTCGTGGCCGCAAACGACTCGACCAACAGGTCTGCGGTCGGTTTGATTATTAACCAGATTGCCTTCGCGGTTAAGTCGAACGACGTCGGCGCCTTCACGCGCCTGACCACCGGGGGCAGTGCCCTTAGCCAGATCAGCAGCCGGAACATCCTCTCGAAGATTGTGCAAGACTCCGACAAGGCCCGGGCGTTTGCCAAGGCCAAGAACTTCCTGAACCGGGCGACGCCCATCAAAAACGAGTACGGTACGCAGGGCTATGTCACGAACCTGCGCTCAATCCATGACCAGGTCAAAGGTCGCTTCGGCGGCCGCCTCAAGAGGGGACAGAAGGCCGTATCGGCCAAGCTCCTGGTCGAAGATAAGAACGAGCTGCAGGACTACATCCTCAAGCGCCAGAAGATGGTCGGCATGGTCAAGTCGGGCTGGTCGAAGGCTATGAACAGCCTCCCTCGGCCAAAGGATAACAACGGCCAGAAGGGCGAGCCTGGGGCCGAGCTGCGCAAGGCGACTTGGGTGACCTTGCATTCTGGCGTTGCTGGGTACAATACGAACACCTTCACCGACAAGATCGCGGAGGTCTCTGTGACCAACCCTATCGGCAACATCAACGGCATCTCCGACGAAGCGGGCGTCCTTCCCCTGGTCTATGGCAACCGCGTCAAGCAGATGCCCGCAATGGTCCGCTATCGCATGCGCAAGCCGGTCAACAAATTTAACAACAAATAACCCATGGGCACACGTTCTATTCGCCACGTCGTCGAGGCCACTCTCGCGACTTATCTCTCGACCCAGACCGGGCTGA